TAGGTAGACCTCCGGTGTAATCACATCGGGGTACTTTGCCTCGAAGAAATTAACGTAACGAGATACCGTCTCGATCCAATTCTCTCGTCGGTTCTGCTCCGGTATCCAACGGGCGTATCGGGACAGTGCTATAAAGTTCTGGTATTCATTCATACTAAGTCCTCACTCTTGACGAAAACTCCGTCGATTAATTGTCCATCTCTCTTGGTAATCTTTGTAACTGCCTCGGTCAAGCACTGGGTCGCATCCAAGCCCCACATCTGTGCCTGAATCACCGCCGTCACCAAGACGTCACCGAGTTCATCGGCAATTGCGGCCTTGTCCTTGGTGGTTATTGCATGTTTCAACTCGTACACCTCCTCAACCATTTTACCGTGCTGCAATAGGGCAGTTGAACTGCTCAGGATGCCCTTGTCCAAGGCCCACGAGATGACGTTGGCGGCCTCTTGCTTGAAGTTACTCATGTGTCACTCCCAAACCACACGGTTGCCAATGAGAATGGGGGTACAGCCACGCCCGCCGCATGGATCACCTCACACCTATAGTTGGACTCAAAGTCACACGAAACGAACTTGTACCCATTGACGAACCAAGCCGTAATTATTGCCAAGGCCAGTAGATTGTATATCATTTGTTTTGCTCCTGTTTAATTAGTCTTCCCACGAACCACTCGATCTTCCGTAGGTCATACATCACATCGGTTGAGTCCTTGAGTCCCAGCCGGTAACACGCCTTGAAGATATTACCCAAGGAGAAGGACATATCTCGGTGCTCAATCAAGTCCTGTAACTCCTCGGCGTCCTTTGGTATCGCATACTGACTCGGCGTTGATCCTCCGGTCTCAAGGCCAACACGGAGCCAATTTGCCTCGTGATCAGCCACCAGTCGATCTACGGTACTCATAAGGTCACCTGCCTTTGCCACGCCGCAAAACCTGCGTCACCTTGTGGGTGCATGACTTTCGCGCGGTGCTTGTCGGAGTAATCATCAATTGCCTCCTCAAGACCCTCGGTGTCAAGGATGTAACCAAACCTCGGCAATTCCCGTGCAAAGACCTTCATGAGTTCCTGCCACGCCATGCCCTCGTCATCAATGGTTACAAGCAATGATACCGCCGGATACTCCGGTGAATCTTCGTATGAGTCCGCTGTAAAGTGTAAATCAATCATAGTTTATTCCCAAATCGTATTAATATTAGTTTCATTTGTTCTTCGTCCGTACCTTCCATCTTGATCTTGCCCTTGCAGCCATCAAAGCTCCAGTTGATGCCCTTCTCGTTGGGCCAGTATGAGCCAGAGCCGAGTATAGCAAGTGCCTCGGCATAACGCAAGCAGCTCTTGGAACTAAATACGGCAAGGATGGTGCGCTTCTTTATGTTCTCAATCTCCTTCTTGATGTTCTTACTGCTCGATGCATAGTCCTCCCAGTCGTTCAGCTTCCAGTCCTTACCGGCCTTACGCCAGAACTGCTTGCGTCCAATGTAGAAACCCCCATCCTTCATGTCAATCTGGTAGATGAAACCTAGGTGGTCGTCCATGTTGCGACGAAAGTTAAATCCGGTCTTATTGATCCAGTCCGGTAGTGCCTTGGTCTTTACCTTACTCATCTCCAAACTCCCCCGTGATGTTAAAAAGGTCATCGAACTTGTCCTTGTTGTCAACCATCCGTTCCTCAAAGGCGTCCATCAGGTCTTCCATTGTGAGGTCGAGGGTATCAACGAATGTCTCAACGTCACAACAGAACTCCAGCCGTTCCTTAAAGTCTTCAATGTACATTAGAATAGATCTCCTTCGCGTACCTGTGGCTGACGGGCAACTACCGTGAGGTACTTGGGGCCAGTTGAATAATGGAATGTGCGTAAGTCAGGCCAACAGTGCGCCTTGAACTTACAGTACGAGCAGTTCATGGATAACTTTCGGTTACCGCTCTTGCCGTCCGGTACGTCCTTGTAGCACCTCTCTGGGGCCACTGAGGAGGCCACCACGGCCTTCAAGTGCTTTATCCGGTCTACCACACTAGGCCCGTCCTGCAAGTCCGCTAAGGCGTACTGAAGCACCGTGAGGTGACCGTGCTGTTTGTCCATTGCCAGCCAGCCAACGGTGTCCTCATCCAGCCCGTGGGCATAACCCTTGATCTGATCTATGTACCCAAAGGGGTCATCATCCTTAAGTGTCCCTTCCTTGAACTTCTTGAAGCCAAAGGTTGATGCACTCTTGATGTCGAACAGTTCACCATCGATGAAACAATCGATGTGTCCCTTGACGCCTTCAACCAGCACCTCGGCCTGTTCCTGCGTCACCGTGTGTCCCGATGTTCTAATGAGGAACACCAGCATTTCTTCGATCAAGTGACCGTACATGAACTTAATCAGGGTTGGTGCCGTAAGCTCCTCACCTTCCAGCCGTTGTGCCTCGTTCCAGAGGTACCTATCTCCCTTGCCAATGTTACTCATCCGTAACCTTGGGTTCTGCTCACGCTTCTCGGTGAATATGTTACCAATCAAGGTCTTCACATTCTCGCCAAAGCGGTCTACCTCCCTCTCCAGATCAACCTGATCCGGTATTTCCTTGTCCTGCATTAAGGTGTAAATATCTTCCACCAGTGTCTCAATTCTCTTCATATTTGTATATCTCCTAGTGTGTCTCGGCCCAGTTGACGCCCACCTTGTACTCCGCATCCAAGGGACAACGGAACTGTAGCTGTTCGCCAGCCGCCACCATGCACTGAACTGCAAGACGTCCGAACTGGTGTGCTTGATCTGCACGAACCTCGGTCTGCACCTCATCATGAATGTTGCCGATAAAGTTATAAGTAATGCCATGTAAGCGGGCGTACTCATCCAGTAAGACCAACGCCTTCTTCATCACAATTGCGCCCGCAGACTGCAATAGTGTGTTAAGTGCGGCATGTGCTGATCGAATCTGTACCCTACGCCCATCAATACCCCTGATGTACCCCTTCTTGCTGGCCTCCTCGACCTTCTTTCGTAGTTCTGCCAATGGTGGCGTGTTCGCGAGAAACTTCTTCTTGAGTCTCGCCCCTTCCTTCTTCCCACCACCCACGATGGAACCGATCTTGGCATCACCGGCACCATACAGGTAGGCGTATATGAATGTCTTTGCATCGGCCCTTTGTTTCAGCCCAGCCGCCTTCATGTTGGCGGTGTGTATGTCACCTCCCAGTAGTTCGTTTGTGTAATCTATGTCGTTCATGTAGTGCGCCAACATCCGCAACTCAAGGCCACTGGCATCCCAGCCAACCAGCTTGAAGCCCTCAGGTACAATCCAACAGGCGCGGCACTCAGTTCCATACGGACTGTCCGAGGCTGGAACCTGCGCCATGTTGGGACTGCTGTGGGTCATCCGGTTTGTGATGGCACCAATTGCGTTCACATAACCATGTACCCGACCATCGTCACCAACGGCTGCAACCCAAGACGATACCTGTGCAATCCTCTTCTGTACCATTAGGTACTCACATATCAGTACAGCCTCCGGTATGCCAATAACGTCCCTCAGTACCTCCTCGTCAACCATCGGCTTGCCGCTTGGCGTTAGCTTCTTGGGCTTCCACCCGTAGTGCATGAGGTGCTTGGCAATCTGTGGTCTGGAACCCAAGTTAAACTCTGGGTAATCCACCCTGCTGAATGTGCCGTCAATCATGCATGCATAATCACCCAAGAACTTCAGTCCAACATTTGACATCTTACCATCCTTGTTGATCTTGGGTTGGATCTCCTTGATGAATGTGGGCAACGGACGGAACACCTCAAGGACGGTATCAACCAGCTCATACTGACGCTCACGAAGCTCTGCCAGCAAGCCCTCGGCCCTCGGTACGTCTAACAACCATCCCGTAGTAGTCTGGCGAGATACAATGTCCTGTACCTTATACTCCAGCTCAACACTCTGGCCTCCAAAGGGCTTGAGTTCTTTGACCAATGATAGATACAGCTTGCGAGTAACCTTAGTGTCTTGTACGCAATATAGTACCATATCAGGTGTAAGTTTAGTCCAATCATTATAATCTCCTTTTGGGAACCCAAGTCTCTGGCCCCACGCCTTGAGTGAATGACCGCCTTCCTTAGACGGGCTGAGTAATCTGGACATGACCAAGGTGTCCTCAACGGTCACGCCCTTAAAGTCAACGCCCAACAAGCGTTCAAGGACGGGCTGGTCATAACCAATCATGTTGTGTCCAATGATGACCTCGCAGGTATCCAAAACGGACTGTATGTCGTCCCGTGTTGGCATCTCCTGACTGATGGACTCATTGGTGTCGACATCGGTGAAGACCGCACACCACACAACGGTGGGTGTCAGGCCATCAGTCTCAATGTCTAGTACCATTCGTTTCATAACTTAGAATTCTCCATTATCGTTTTCAGCTCGGAACTGCTCAGGTGGTCTACCTTCTTCCAGTCTACCAGTATGGTGATCATAATGCAACCATCCAGCCATGCCAGTTTGTCCGGTACGGCGACACTTTACGACCTGCACCATTGTACTGTTACGGGTGTACTCATCCTCTGCCATCTTGTCACGCGAGAGCAGTATCGTATTGAAGGCGATCTGGTTGATACTGCCCGATCCCTTGAGGTCATACTCCGACACATTGTGCGGGCTGTTCATCGAAGGTTTCTTCATGTGACTAACCACAATGATTGATACCCCCGTTTCCTTAGCCAGCTTAAGTAATCGATCCATGAAGTCGTCAATGACCTCGTTGTTGTTGGCGGTCACGGCGGCCTGTAGGGGGTCAATGATCAGTACCTCAACACCATTACCCTTGACCATCGAACGTAGCTTGAGGAACAACTCATCGGCACCAATGGCCCCACGGTGATCGAGTAGGAATATCCTGCCGTCCGTGATGATGTCCGTCTTCAAAGAATCATAATCAATGTTGTCCCTATCTTCCAGCGACAGGTTGTGTCCGGTGTGAATGGTTAGTAGGTTCTCCACGGCCTCACCACTGTCGGCCTCAAGGAACGCACACCCCACCTTGGCCTCCGTGTTCTTCCAGAATTGGTACGTGATCTCATTGACCAGTGTGGTCTTACCAACGCTCGTTAACGCGCCCAGTACCGTGATCTCACCACCGGCAATGCCCCCGTTAAGCATCTCGTTCAACATGCCAAAGGCTGGAGGGAACGGTAAGATTTCCTGTTTGCCTCGCTCAATGAATGACTCCCACGCATCAGCCAGTGTGATGACACCCGTCATTACAAAGGGGCTGGCGTTCCACCACTGTGCGCTAAAGTCCTTCAGCTTGTTAGCCACCAGATACTCCGATGCGTCCTTGAAGTCCTCCAGCTTGACGATTCGGGCCTTGTTCGGAGATAGCACCTCGGCACACTCTCGTGCCGCCTTACGTCCTGCCTCGTCCGTATCAAAGCACAGCACCACGTTCTCGAAGCCCTCAAGGTACTCTAGGGAGTCCTGTATGGCCCTCTTAGCACCGTTCGCACCACTGGCAATACTGACCACGGGCCACCGACTACCGAGCATCTCGTAGGCACTGAGGGCGTCCAGCTCACCCTCAACAACGGTGATGTACTTCCCTTCAGGCTTGAACAGGTGCTGACCAAACAGACCAGCCTCTCGAATACTGCCCGTGGAATAGAATTCCTTGGACTTGACCAAGCGAGTCTTGACCGCCACCAGATTACCCTCACCGTCAAAGTAGGGATAGTGGTGCTTATTGATCTCGTTGGAACCAGAGGCACACTCGGTGGTCACCCCGTACTTCTTACATGTCTCAGCGGCAATACGCCTGTCTCGGATACCGGTGACCACTCCGGTCAGCTCGGCCTTCTTTGATACCGAAGGTTGTCTCGGTCGTTCAGGTGCGGCTGTTATCTGTCCTGTGCCATGCTCATAATTACCACAGCCGTGACAATAACCATGCCCATCATCGTACCGTGACAGGTTGTCCTTACTGCCACACGCCGCGCAAGGCTCGTGCCTCACGAAATTACTCGTACCCATGTCTTAATCCTCAATGTGTTTGCCAAAATGCTCACCATAATGATCACCATAATGATCACCATCATGATCACCGTTATGTTCACCGTTATGATTGCCTTCATGATTGCCTTCATGATCACCGAAATGATCACCGTCATGAGCGCCGTGATGATTACCTACATGATCACCTACATGATCACCTACGTGATTACCTTTATGACCACCTAGATGTTCACCGTTATGTTCACCATAATGTTCACCTTGATGATTACCATTGTGATTGCCTTCATGATTACCGTCATGATCACCGTCATGATTCCCTTCATGATCACCATTATGATCACCAAAATGATCACCAAAATGATTACCAACAATATCTGCCTTGAGGTAACCAATCACCAATTTACCATCAACTTCTATCACGGTCAATGACTTTTCGAGAAACTCCAGTTGTTCTTCAGTAAACTTCATAACCTAATCCTCCAGTGGCTCGCGCCGTGTATTCTTATGCTCTCGATTACTGGCACACCACGGACAACCTCCGTGATTCTCGCAGGACTTAGACCAACGTGTGGCTCTGCCGTCCCGTGTGTACCGCCCTTGGCCCATCTTGGGGGCCGCTCGTCTCCGTGTGCCACTCATGCCGCGAAGCTCTCAATGGCTTCAAGGGCGGCAACGGCTTGACCTTGCGTTAGGTACCCCAGTACGTCATTCGTAAGC